AGTTTGACTGAAATTTAAATAAAATAATTCTTTTTCAGTATTTTTTAAATTTTCTAATGGTTTTAAACAATGATTGCGAAATATCTCTAGATGTTTCGTTTTATCTTCACCAAAAAAGCGAGTAGTTTTCCATTGCCATTTTGGACCAAGTGGATACCCTTTTAGTTTATCGTGAGTAATACACGGATTTTTACATAACCAAACAAGTAAATTATCTTTTTCTAAAAGATTTATAACTTTAATTTGAAAATCGTTATTTTCGCAAGGATATTGTATAAAAGGTGCACAATGGTCATCATTTGAACCAGTTATTAATATAAATTTTTTTTCTATTTTTGATAATATATCCACATAATTTATAATTAAATCGGTTTTTAAAAAAATGATAGGAGTTTTATGATTATCAAATACTTCCTTTATTTCTTTTTCATAATTATAATTATTGGTTCTGTTTTTGAATGTTGCATCTATTATGAGATTTGATTTTGATACCCAATAATCAATACTAATAAATGGATTAGAATTCATAATATAAAATAATTAAAAAAAATAAATTTTATAACGAAAAATTTAATATAATTTGTATATTATGAGTGTTCGTATTGTAGGTAAATTAGCTTCATATGATATAGGTTTTGGAAATAAATGTTTCGCATTTTTTACAGGTATGATTTATGCTGAATTAAATAATTTATATTTACATAATTTTAGTTTAGGAAGGAATAATATTTTAGAAGTTGATTATAAAAAGTTTAATGAAGGTAAAGAACAGGATTCAACATTAGATGATTTTGGTATAAGTTCAAATGATTATATTAATGATGAGTTAAGATTTTTTGGAAGAAAAAATTATAAATTTGGTTGCTTTTTTCAGAATGCTAATTATTTGAATAAATATAAAGATATAATTATGAAATATGTGGTAGTTAAAGAAATAGAAATTCCCAAATCAATAGCGGAATATAAAATAGAAGACAATGATTTATTATGCTTTATGCGGTTAGGAGATAAAGTAATCAAGAATCATACAGAATTGGTAGATACTGATTATTTCAAACAAATTGTAGATAAAAATAATTATAATAAAATGTATTTTATTGTTTTTCCTGAAAATGATAGTAATATAGATAAGTATTTTTCAGGTTTTGATGAAAAATATAAACAAAAAATAATATTTTTAAATAAATCTACTATGGAAGAAGACTTTTCTATGGTTAATTATTTTAAAAATGTTGCTTTAGATACATCAACATTTCATTGGTGGTCAATATTTTTAAATGATATAAAAAATAAAAAAATATTCACTCCAAAAAATTTTGGTAGTATTCTTCAAAAACACAATAATAGTTTAAAATTACATGGTAATCACGTAAAAAATTTGAGTAATATAAAGAATGAAACAATAGAATTGGATAATTCCTTTATATTTTTAGTTTAACATTTAAGTTTTAAAACTTCACTTTCTTCCAATTTATAATTTAACATGATTTTATGTTGTTCTGGTGTATTTTGCCAATATCCAACTAATATATAATTTGGTAATTTAATTACTTTTAAATTATCAGGTACTTCATTAATACAAAACCAATTGCTACCTCTTTTTTTATTAAATAAAATATCAGGCATAATAGTATTTTCTATACATCTTGAAAATAAATAAGGTATAAAACAAAAAGTTCCAAAAGAAAATACAAGTGTTTTGCAACTACATAGAGTAATAATATCTTCTTCAATAGTTTTACTTTGAAAAACAACATTAATATTATTTTCTTCCACAAATTTTCTTAGTTCAGGAAATATAGGACCATTATCTTTTTCATAAACAATACAAATTTTTTTATCAATATTTTCTTTTAAAATTTGAACGTAAAAATCTAAGGGAGGTTGAACGTATTCAAAATGAACTCTTCCTTCTTTATATACATCACCTGCACGAATATGAATGCATATATCATATAAGGGTGTATCTGGTATATCTAATTTTAAATTAATATATTTATCTGCGATTTGTTTTAATTCTTGAATAGTTAGTAATCTTCCTCCACCGGTTGGATTAATAATTCGTGTCTGGTCGTTCTCATTATGACATGTACAATAATCACCACATTCCATATTTTCTTTTGTAAAATGAAAGAATTTATGTTCTGGTACGTTTATTCTTGCATATTTATTCAAGTAAAAAGCATATTTAATTAAATTTAAAGAAGCAATTAAATGATTTCCGTAGCGATTATAAAAAGTAAAGAATTTTGCGGTGCACATTATGTATAATATATAAAAAAAATATATATTATAAACTTAAATATTTTCTTTTTCAAATACAGGTAGTAGTTTATTATATGAACCAATTAATATGCTAAGTTGTCTCATTCTTCCAGTATCGTTGTTAAGTTCTAATCTTTTTGTTAAACTATGCTCATCCCAAGGTTCATTAACAATTTTAGATAAATGTGGTGTTTTTCTAATTTCAAATTTTTTATAATAAAAATAAGTGGATACAATAAAATCATCGTGAAAAAACCACTCATCATTATCTTTTGTTACAATATCGTAATATTTCATATAGTTATCAAGTTCACAAACAGGTATAAGTATTCCATCAGCACCAAATGCAGTTGCCATTGGTTTGCCTCTTTGTTCAGCATATCCAGTCCATATTAATTTAGGTAGTTGTTTTCTTGCACAATTAAAGAATGTATTAAGAAAATATTTTTGGTATTCATTATCATCGTCTGCTGTTAAAATATAAACATCATTTTTATTTTCCAAGTTTTGTAATTTTTTTAATGGCATAATAAGTTTTGTAGCAGGTCCATAATCTATATCACTCTCTAAGAGTTCGAATAATTCGGTTTTTTCTAAATACTTATTTAAATATAATTCTCTGTTATACTTTGTATTAGGGAATCTTTTATAATTATTACAAATACAAATAAATATTTTAGTAGGCATAATATCTTGATTCATTATAGTTTTAAGGCATCTTTCTAGCTTGTCTTCGCGTCCAGGTATAACTGCAATACTTAAATAAATTTGAACCATATAATTAATAAAAAATATTATTTATATTTTTTTTTATCTTAAATTAAAATTAATTTAAATATTAATTTTTATTATTTTTATAATGAGTTCAATTAAAATGAAATTGAAGGATTGGATAACTTATGAAATGCCTTTGCATGAAATAATAGTGAATGCTTCACCACAGGATGGTAGTGATAGTTTATTAAAACATATGATTGGTATAGATGCAAGATGCAAATATAATCATTTGTTGAATTTATTTGAAAATGTAAATAATAAAGCAAATATAAATGGTAAATTGTATTGCAATTCATTTTGTATAAATACAGATTTAAAGCGACGTGGAAGGTGGGGTAAAAATGAGCAACCTATTCGTAGAGAAACAATATTAGATACATTGCAAAAAAATGGTTATAGAAGATCATCAAGTGGAGACAACTTTTTTTTTGATTTAATGCAAAGTCGTTTTACATTTTCTCCAGAAGGGAATGGTTTGGATTGCCATAGGCATTATGAAGCAATATTATTTAAGGGTATTCCAATTGTAGAGGATAATCCATTAATTATGGAAAAGTATGATGGTTTACCAGTGTTATATACTCATGATTATAGTGAGATAAATGATGCATACTTAAATGAAAAATATAATGAAATGTTAGAAAAAACATATGATTTCAGTAAATTATATTTAAGTTATTATGATGAGGAAACACAGAAAGAAATAATAGAGAATAGTAATTTCTGGGTAAATAAATGGTCAGATAGGGCAGGAAGAAATAAACAATATCCATTTGATTTATCAACAATAAAAGGATATGAAAATATTTATAATGATATGGGATTTTTAACTGTAACAAACAGCGGATATAAAGACATGACATTAAATTGTGTAAAATCATTGGAAAAACTAAAAATAAGACATGAATTAAAAATATTTTGCTTAGATGATGATTGTGAAAAAGAGATAAAAAAGCATTATAATAATGTAGAATTATACGACAATAGCTTAAAGGAATTAAGTTCATATAATGATAAAAATTGGAATCTAGTGAACATGAAAAAAATAGATATAATTCGTACTCAAATGGATAAGTATAAATATGTATTACAAACAGATGGTGATATAGTTTTTGAAAACCCAATGTTTTTATTGAAGGTATATGATGCTATAAGAAGTAATACAAATAAAGATATAATTGGACAATTAGAGCATCCTCAAAATATAATATGTGGTGGTTTTTATGTAATAAGGTCAAATGAGAAAATGTTGAACTTGTATGATCCGAAAACATTAGTAGAAAGAAAGGCTTATGAAGGTCATGATCAAGATTATATTATGAAATTAAAAAATGATAGTAAAGAAATAAATGTAGATTATTTTGATAAAGAAACATTTCCAAATGGTAATATATTATTTTATAGAGGTTTACATAGAGAACCTTATATGATGCATTTTAATTATATATCAGGTTTTAAAAATAAAGTAAACAAAATGATAGATAAAAATAAATGGTATATGGAAAATAGTTAAAAATATTTAAAAAAGTATTGAATATATTAAATATGGAAGATACTTTGTGTATAAATTGTAATGAATATAATTCAGTAGAATTCAATTGTGGTATTGGTATATGTAGAGATGATGAATGTATTTATGTGCATAATAAAGATAAACCATATGTATGTATATTGTGTGGTAAAAATTTACACCCTGATATAATACATAAATATTGCGGTAGTAAAATAACTTTTAATAAAATTAATTTAAATAATAATAATAATAATATAAAATAATGGATAATAGTGAAAAAGAACCGGTGTTTTTTGAACGTTATATAAAATCAAAAGGTTATCATTCATTTCATAATAGTGGTACTTATCAAACAGGTCATAGTTGTCATAGTGAAAGTGTTGCAGATGAAAAAGAAATAATAAGACATATGCAATATAAGGAAAAGTATTTATGGATACGATTAACAAGTAGAAATACAAATTGGCCTGAAAGTGCAGGTGGTAAAAAATGGGAATATAAATCTGATTTAGATACTGTTGCAGAGAATTTGCATGTATTACAACATGATGTTATATTAATAACGGGAGATGGAGATAGAAAAGTGCCAAGCAGTTATAAAGAATCAACATATAAGAAAATATTAAATTGTGATAAAATAATTAAATGGTATACTCAAAATTATGATGGTACATGTAATCATCCAAAATTAAAACATTATCCAATCGGTTTAGAATTGCATAGTGGTAGTAGGCATATAAATGAGCCATATGTAGGTAAATTGCCTTATATGTTAGATTTAGTAGAACAAAATATACAGCGTTATGAATATAAAATATTTAGCGATGTTCATTTAAGTAGTTTAGAATGGGAAGAAGCAGGTGAAAGAAGAAATTTGAAAAACTATTTGGAAAATAATAAATGTGAACATATAGTTTGTTTGGAAAAATCTGTAAAAATAAAAGAATTATACGATGAATATTATATTAAATACCCTTTTATATTGTCTACTCATGGACATGGTTTGGATTGTCATCGTACATGGGAAATATTGTTTTTAGGTGGAATAGTAATAACAAAAACAAGTTCATTAGATAAAATGTACGAGGGATTGCCAGTTGTAATAGTAAAAGATTGGAATGAAATAGGTGATATTAATAATTTAAAAGAATGGTATAAGAAATTTAGCCCTTTAACAAATAAAGACTACTTACGTCCAAAATTAAAATATAGATATTGGTTAACTAAATAATTAACGAAAAATATATAAAAAAATATATTTTTTACATTATATGAAAATATATATTTTGCATTGGAATAAATTAACTGAAAGAAAAGAAAATATTATGAAAGAATTAAAAAAGGAGGGTTTAACAGGAGAATTCATTGAAAATTATACAGTTCAGGAAATACATTCTGACAAAAAATTATCAAAAGTATTTGGTGGTATGGGAGGGACAGCTTCTATTTTTATGAAACAAATGCATGCTTTAAAGTTAATATCTGAAAATCATGATTATGCTTTAATATTGGAAGATGATGTATTTTTATGTTCAGATTTTAAGAATAGATTAAATGATTATATGAAACAATTACCAAATGATTGGGATATGTTTTTTATAGGTGATGGTTGTAATTTACATATACCGGATGATTATTTAAAAGATGATACAAATGTATATTTAAAGGGTAATCAAGATAAAGAATTTCCTAGAAGTATTAGTCAGCTTCAAGGTGGTAAGGGTGCAACGCGTTGTTTAGATGCGTATTTAGTAAAAAATACTGCAGCTAAAAAAATATTAGAGGCATTTGAAAAAGTAGAAAATATGAGAAATACTCCTTGTGATTGGTGGATGAATAATATAATAAGACATTATAATTTTAAAGTATATTGGTGTGAACCAACTATTGCAACACAAGGTTCTCAAAATAAAACATATTCTTCATCATTACATAATAAAAATGATTATAATTAGTAATAATAATATAAAATAAATATAATATATTATTATGGATATTCCAATATTTATTACACATTGGACAAAATTAACGAAAAGGAAACAAAAATTAATAAAAAGAATGAATGAAGAAGGTTTAAGTGGTACTTTTATAGAAAAATATGATTCACAAGATTTAGATTTAGATTCAGAGTTATGTTCAAAATTTGGTACTCATTTAAAATATAATACAGGTTTTAAAGGTAAGACAGTAATATCATTGTTTTTGAAACATATAGAATGTTATCGTTTAATGATTGAAAAAAATATACCATTGTTATTGATTTTAGAGGACGATGCGTTATTGGATGATAATTTTAAAAATAAATTTGATAATTATGTGAAACAATTACCAGATAATTGGAATTGTTTATGTATAGGTAATGGATGTAATTTGCATATAAATAGTGATAGATTTAAAGAATTAAAACCACCGAATGTATATTTAAAATCAACAAAGAAAATAGAAGGTGAAGGAGTTGGATTATTTAGATGTACAGATTCATATTTAATAAATTTAAAAACAGCAAAAGAAATATATGAGCATTTTCAAAAATGTCCAATTAATGGGCATAAAATAGGTGATGCAATAGATATTTGGTTAAATAAATTCTCTAGTAATATGGATTATAATATATATTGGTCAGAACCAACTATAGTTTCACAAGGTTCGCAAAATGGAACATTTTTATCTACTATTAATATAAATTATCACGATGTTGGCAAAACAAATAATAAAGTAAATAAAAATTTAACTCAAGATGATGTATATAGAAAATTATTAAATGATGAAGATGTTAGTTTAAATTAATACAAATTTATATTAAATTAATACAAATTTATATTAAATTTATAAAAAAGAAAATAACTTTATAATATAAATGAAAACTAATAAAAATAAAATAATAAAAAATAAAACTAGAAAAATATCATTAAAAAATGATTTTTACAGTTTTATAAATAAAGATTGGTTAAGAAAAAAATATATTAAAGATAATGATATTAAAATAGATCTTTATAGTATTTTGGAAGATAAAGTAGAAAGGGATATTTACAAAAATATAATTTTGAAAAATAAAGATAAAGATATCATGATTTTAAAGAATTCTTTGATGAAATATCATAATAAAAATATTGAAAAAAGTGTTATAAAGAAATTAGAAGCATTAAAACTCTATGCCAAAGATGAAAATAATTTTTATTCTTTTGTTAAATATTGTATTGAAGAAAATATAGATTTGCCTTTTAATTGGGATATTCAAATAGATAAAAAAAATACAGATAATTATATAACATTAATAGATGAAGAATATTTAACGTTAGATAATAAAGATTTTTATTTAAAAAAGAGTGAATATTTTACAAAGATAAGAAATGATTATATTAAGTACATTGAAGAATTGTTGAATAATTCATTAACACCTTTAAATGAATATTATAATGTCAAAAATATAATGAGTATAGAAAAAAATATAGCAAAATTAAAATTAGATATAGAATTAACAAGATATACAAGTAGTACTTTTAATAAATTAAATAATAATGATTTGAAAAAAATTGGTTTTGATTTAAATAAATTTACAAATATTATGAATTATAATTATGATGTTAAAGAAGTAAATGTTCCTAATGTAAAATACTTAAAAAATATAATGAAACAATTACAGAATTGGAATCAGGAACCGTGGATAAGTTATTGGAAATATAATATTATTAAGAGTGTTATGAATTATCATAGGGATTGGAATAAAATACATTTTAATTTTTTTAATAAGAAAATACAAGGACAAAAAAAGGATATTAGTTTGAAAAAAGTATTTATAAATAAGGTTAATATTTATTTTAATACTTATATAAGTAAAAAATATATACGTGAATACAATTTTACTAAGGTAAAAGATTTGACACTTGATTTATTTAATAGAATAATAAAAGTATATTATAAAAGAATAGAAAAGAATGAATGGATTGAAGAAGCTACAAAAAATAAAATATTAACAAAATTAAAAAGTATAAGATTAACAATAGGAACAAAGAAAAGATATATAAAAGATGGGAAATTTAAATTTATTGGAGATGACCCAGTTCACAATAGAAAAGAATATAACAAATGGAAGATAGAAACAAAAATAAAGATGTTAAAGAATAAGCAAGATAAAGAAGCATGGAGAAGATTTATAGATATAAATACTTTTGATGTAAATGCTTATTATATACCAGTTTCAAATGAAATTATTATTCCATATGCAATATTACAAAAACCGTTTGTAGATATAAATAAACCATTACATTATAATATGGGTTATTTTGGAACAACAATTGCACATGAAATAACTCATGCATTTAATGATGATGGTATGGAGCATGATGAAAATGGTATATTTACAGAAAGTTTTTGGTCAAAAAATGATGAAAAAGAGTTTGAAAAAAAATCAGAAAAAATAAAAGATATGTATGAAAAATATAGCAAAAAAAAACAAATTTCAATCAATAAAGAATATAGTTTTGGTGAAAATTTTGCAGATATAATGGGGTTGTTGGTAAGTGAGGAAGTAATATTAGATAATTGTTTTTATTTGAATATATTAGGTAATGATAAAGATAAATTATTAAAAGAATTTTATAAATATTATGTAGAGCAGTGGAAAAGTAAATCTACAAAAAAATATAAGCTATATAAGAAATTGACAGATGAACATACAATATCTTTAATACGTTGTAATTGTAGTTTGATGATGTCCGAGAATTTTATGAGAATTTATAACATAAAAAAAGGTGATTTAATGTATAATTCTAATTTTGATAGTATATTTTAATAATGAAATGGAACATAACCAAATATTTGTCTATTCAAAATATTATTTAAATTTCCATAATGCATTTTTTTCTTTTTATAATAATTTTTCCATTTTCTTTGAAATATTTTTAACCAGCATGTTTTTTTTATGCATGTTGTATAATAAAATAAATTATTGTCTATGTTTTCATCTATATCACAATCATTTAAATGAATAATTTCACATATTTCAGGTTTCATATAATTTTTGCATGAAATAATATTAACAAAATTTGATATTATTTGATGTTCATATTCTGGATTATTTTCTTTTAAAATATTAATCATTCTTTTATAATGATATTTAACTGAGTAAAGAAATTGACAAAATCCACGGAAGTCATAAAATAAATCACCACGATTTAAAGTTTGATAAACAATTAATTTATCTTTTATGTTTAAGCCGACAGGTCCATGTCTATTTTCCCACCAATATTCACATAATAATAACTTATATTTTGAATATTTTCCAAATTCTTCATCGTGTGATGAATTCATATTTATAATAATACTTAAATATTTTAAATATGAATTCAATTTTTAGAAAAATGTTCAGTTAAAATATTGTTTTTTGATATAGTTTTATTTGTTTTCTTTTTTATTTTATATGTTCCTTGGTTTTCATTAGAGATATTATTTGAAATAGAGAAATCATTATTTTCTTCATGAAGTTCTGGTAAAATTCTAGTTAGTGGTTTATCAATTATCATAAATAAATGATTTTCATCAAATAATTGTCTATATTCTTCAATTGATAAATTACCATAGTATTTATCTAATAGATAATGTGGATTAGGAGCAGGTTTAATATTTTTATCATAGTTGTATATTTTTCCATATAAATAATTTAATAATTGATATCTTTCAAATTTAACAGATGTATCTACATTTTCATTCATTAGATATGCTGTTGCACATTGTGGACTACAGAAGCAACCATATACAGAGTAGTTTTTATTAATTTTAAATTTTGGAATATATATTGCAGGATTATCAAAATCATATGTACACCAAAAGCATGATGATTTTTTATCTGAAATATTATTATTATGAAGTTCATTTTGTAATTCTTTTAATTTTTTCCAGATTTCTTTATTATTTGTTTTTTCTTTCAAAGATGCAGTTTCATTTTTTTTTTCAATAATAATATTATTTTTATTAATATCTCTAGTTTCTAAAATAGGTTCATTTGATATAGTTTTAAAATTAATATCATACTTTTTATTATTATCATAATTATCTAAACTGTTTAAAAATTCAGTATTTTCATTAGTGTTAACATTTATATCTTTTAAGTTGCATTTGAGATGAAGTATAATATTCGTTTTTACGAATTTATTATTATCATTTATTTCTTGATTTGAAATAATTTTACCCCCCTTTGGTTTTCTTCCTCTTTTTTTTGGCACATGTGGAATATCATCTTCTGGATTTTTAATTTTAGGTTTTCTACCTCTTTTTTTTTTAACAGGTTCTACTATATTTGTTTCAATTTCATTACTATTTACATTAACATTTTCATTTACATTTTCATTAATATCAGTCATAAGTTATTTACATATATTAGTTTAAGTATTTTTTTAAAATATATTAGTGAATTATATTTTGTGATTATATATTATGAGTTTTATATTGAGTATTTCTAATATAGGTTTGATAAATCAATACAATTCTGATAAAACTATATTAAATACAAATGGCTCAAATGTAAATTCAAATGATGTGAATAAAGTATATGATTATACTTCATGGGTTTCTAATCATCCAGGGGGTTCTTATAATATATCAAAATGGAATTCAACTGCAAATAATTATACTTTAAATTATCCTTCTAGTCATACGACAAGTAGGTGGGATACATATAGTAGTAGTTTTCCATTAATTGGTACACTAAATTCAACTATTAATTATGATGATTTACCAAGTGATTTAAAGAATGAATCGTTAAGAATTGCATTAAATATCTCATCTCCAGAGCCAGAGCCAGAGCCAGAGCCAGAGCCAGAACCAGAACTATTTCAAATAGATACATCAAATAATATGTTTAAATGGGTTGTTTATAATCAAACTAATGGTGCTTATACAGTTGATAGTAATGATGATTTAATTTTACAAAGTGTTTTTGATAGATGGGAAAAAATATTAAATTATACTAGTAAATTACCAAATACAAATAGTTATTATAATGGAAAAATATTAATAAATTTTTATATTAAAACATTAGCTAATGGAATATTAGGTAGTGCAGGACCAGATTATGCTTATGTTCCTAGTAATTTAACCTTTGGGAATTTTTTTACCTCACAAGGAACAATTAATTTAAATTATACCTATATTGTAAGTCAAAAATTAACAGTTAAAAGTGATGGAAATACAGCTTTATACTATACAATTTTACATGAAGTTGGACATGTTCTTGGTATAGGTACTTTTTGGAGTACTAATTACAGTGCTCCTATTGTTAGTTATACAGATGAAAATGATGGTACTACAAAGAAATATTATAATGGTTCAAATGCTTTAGATGAGTATAAAGATTATTTTAATAATAATAATTTTGTAGGTGTACCAATAGAAGATGATGGAGGAAGTGGAACTGTTGATGGACATCCAGAAGAAGGTTATCATGCAAGTACTTCTACTGATAATAGATATATAAATGGTGTATATTATCCACCGTTAAATGATGAATTAATGACAGGTTGGGCAGAAAGTGGAACTACAGTAATGCCGTTCAGTCGTATTAGTATTGGCTTTATGGAAGATTTGGGTTATTCTGTAGATTATAATGAAGCAGATATTTATCAACCAGAACCAGAACCAGAACCAGAACCAGAGCCAGAACCAGAACCTGAGCCTCAACCAGAGCCTGAACCAGAACCTGAATCAGAACCAGAGCCTGAGCCAGAACCAGAACCAGAACCAGAACAAGAACCAGAACCGGAACCAGAACCGGAACCAGAAATAGAATATATAAGTAAATATGTAAGTGAAATTAATTTTAACATTACAAACTCTGGTATAGTAGAGAAGGATAATATTAATATAAGCAATGAAATTTACTACCAACAGGGTAGTGCTTATCGTATGTTTCCTATGATATCTTTAGATCCAACTTCTTCTGATTTTTATAGTCATGAGTATATACTAGAATGGGAAGATGAACCAATATCTGCTCAATTAGGAGGATATTTTATAAATTATAATAATCAAACTCATGATCAGTGGTTTGCGTTAAATGGTGGACCTTACTGGATGTTAAGAAATAACAGTGAAAGAAAATATTATATATATAACGGTACTCCAGAATTGACTGTTGCTGATGATAAGAGAAAAAAACATACATCAAAAATAAGATTTCGTGAAAATGATAATTTAAATTGGCAGATTGAACTAGATTTAAGTGGGTCTAGTCAAATTCATACAATACCAACATATGGTAATTGGACAATAGATAATAAAACATCAATTCAAATTAGTTATATTATGTATTCAGGTTCTTGGACAACTCCTCATAATATTAAATTAAAAACGCATCGTTTATTTGAAGAACCAGAACC